TGCAAACGTCTTCAGAGAGTTCTCGGTGAGAAGTTGATGAAGAGGTTCTCCCCTTGGGGCCTAGTAAGTGAAGGTGAAGTTCATATTATGGGACGTACTCATATCGTATTTGATGTTGGGGGTGTAACGCAGTTAGATTATATTGATCTTTATAAGAAGTTTACCTACAAGGCACAAGAATCTTATAGGTTGGATTATATTGCCCAAGTAGAATTAGGGCAGAAGAAGTTAGATCACTCAGAGTATGATACATTTAAGGACTTCTATACAAAGGGTTGGCAAAAGTTTATTGAGTATAATATAATTGACGTTGAACTTGTTGACCGTCTGGAAGACAAGATGAAGTTGATAGAACTCTGTCTGAC